AAAGCCCGTTCTAGGCGTTTTTTAGGGCTTGTGCATAGTTGGGAGTAGTAAAATAGGCTAACCATGCCTAGACAGCACCAAAAACACCGAAATAAATTGCTAACCCAATATGGGCATAGATACGAGCGCCATTGGAGTAGTCGACCTGGTTGTTTTTATTGTGGTGATAGTTGGTCAGAATTTGACCATTGCCCACCGATTTCATGGTGTGATACCAAAGATCTTAAATGGTTTAAAGAGCGCAAAATAGGTTTTTACTTAGTCAATTGCTGCACAGAATGTAATAAAGTATTGTCAGATCGTGCGCTTTTTACACTTCAAGAGCGAGCCGATTACATACGCAAACGATTAGAAACTAAAAGCGAGCGCATAACATTATGGAATAAAGAGGAAATCGAGGAAATGAGCGATCGATTTCAAAAAACTATAGTAGCCCGTCAATCATTGCAAAATATCCTCTTAGAACGCCTATGGTTCGCTCAGGAACTGCAATTCAGGGCCGAAGATTTCCCAATATAGTGCCTGACGTAAAAAAACCCTCCGTAGAGGGCTTTTGGGTTTATCGTTTTCCTGAGAGTATTCGTAGAATTAGAGCCAGACAAGCATAGATCATAGGTTTTTAAAAATTCTGATAAATAAATGTATCGTCTGAAGTTGAACCAATAACTGAAGTATTATCGCATAAATAATTCATAATGTGTTGTTTTTGCTTATCTTCTGTATCAATATCATCAAATTCGATTGAATAATCTGAAGCAATTTCTTTCCAGTGTTGTTCGCTATATTCACAGCAAATAGCAATTACATCTAATTCAATTTCTTCATTATTATCTTTTTCATAAGATTCAAAATAATCAAATAATTGCTCTAAGCCTTCACGAGAAAAGTTATCAGGGCGAATAGAGTTGAAAGCATGGCGAAAATCATCAAAATGTACTGTTGTTTTCATCGTTAACACCTTTTAAATTGAAAACCTTGGGAAATTCCAAGGCCATAAGCCCCTGAATTAAGGGCTTACAGTCTTAAAATTAAGATAAAAGGGCTTTGCAAAGTAGATCAGCCTCATGTAGATCAATGGCTGACCTGAAAGCCTCTAAGTATTCGGCAAATTGTGGGTGATCTGGCCTCATGTTGACCCCGCCAGCCTTGCGAGTTGATTCGACAATGATTCCAGCACTGTTGGCCAGATATGCAGCGTAATTGCTTGAAGTGTGTAAAGTGAGCATTATTGACACCTATAAAAAAGAAAAAGAGAGATTATTTAGTCAGGACATCAAAGTATGCCAATAGACCAATACACAGGATAAGACCCGCCAAGATTGCTGTCAGGATATCTTTTTGGTTATCGTTCATGCTTTGCCCTTAATTGTTTGTATCTTTTTGCCACCTTTGGCAATGTTATCGTTTCGCCCGTTACTGTTTGAAGTATGAACAACATCATAAGAACCATTGGGCATTTCCCATATTTCAATGCCATCCAAGGAGTCTCTGAAGGTTTTAACCTTTTCCTTGGCGTATGAAATAGCTTCATCTTTTTTCATATTGACACCTATTAAAAGTTGATAGAAGAGAGAGCAAAATCTTACCCTCTCACATATATAGCAGGGAAGAATCGTGCCAGTTGCTGTAAGTCGTTGATTCTATTGACCCCTCCATTTCCCTAATAGGGTTTACCCTGAGAATTAAAGTATGCAATAATTAAATAAATCAATTTTTTGGAATATTTCGACAATGGCAAGACCGCCAAGCCCCAACACTGTAAACTTTTTAAGAATACTGTCAGACCCACAAAGGATGATCCTCCTGGCAGCGGGTGAAGGGAATATTTCAAGGGGATTCGAGAATGTGCTTTCTTTATATCAACACGCCCACAATCAAGGATTCAGACCTGACATGGAATTGAGTTCGTTAGGAATAATCGCGGGAACAACTAACAGCCCCAATGAAGATGAATCACTAAGGGATAAGGTAAGGGAAGATAGAGGGAACGTATAGACAAACACAATGACAAACAATAATTCAAGTACCCTAGAAATGGTGCATCAAACCCTCTCCCAACTTTATGCAAAAAACGCATAACCTTTGCACTAAGGGTAAACCCTGATGTATGGGGGGGGAGGGGGTGGTGATGGGTGGTAGAAATTTGTGGTACCTCCCACCCTCAGAAAAAGCTAAATTGAAAGGAAAACATGGAAACGACTCTAAAGCGTGGAAGAGGAAGACCGAAGGGGAGCGTCAAGATGACGATACAGAGGTTTGCTGATAACCCTCCTGCGATACTGCCTAAGACTGATCACCAGAGGCTCAAGGAGTTGAAGGAATTGATGATTAGGAGTGGAGGTAAGGATGTTGCTCAGAAGGTAATAGAGATAGCGTTGAATGACGAGCATCCGCATCAATTGGTGGCTTTGAAGATGTGTTTAGACAGGACTTTACCTGTGAGTATGTTTGAGAAGGATAAGAGTCAGAGGAGTGCTGTGACGATTAACATTACAGGACTAGGAGTTGAGCCTACTGTAATAGAGGCAGATGACATTACCGATGTTTAAATAACATTCAGTTGTATTCTTGTTTAAGCAAGAGTATAATTGCAGTATGAAAAAATGTACTTACTGCAAAATTGAAAAACCTCTTGATGCTTTCTACAAAATTGCTAATGGCACAAAAGGTGTTCGTCCTAGATGCAAGGAATGTATGGCATTGCTTGAGAGAAAAAAGTATGCGTCGGATGAAGAGTTTAAAAATAGAAAGCTCAATATGCAAGCTATAAAAATGCGTGAAGATGAAGAGTTTAGAGCTAGGCATTATGCTTCTTGTCGTTCAGGTCACTTAAAACGTAGTTATGGTTTAACTCAAGAGGATTTTGAGCAAATGCTTGCTTCTCAGGGTGGTGGTTGCGCTATATGTGGTACTAAACAAAAATATGGTGAGCAAAAGACAAGAATGGTAGTAGACCATTGCCATTCAACTAATAAAGTTCGTGGAATACTTTGTGACTTATGCAATACTGCTCTTGGCAAGTTCCATGATGATGTAAATCTATTAAGCAATGCTATTGGATACTTAAACAAAGGAAAAAATGGCTGATTTGAATTTCTCTCTTTTGCCGTGGCAGCAGGAAGTTTTTGCTGACAAAAGCCGATTCAAAATCGTTGCTGCTGGGCGTCGATGCGGAAAATCTAGGTTATGTGCCATCACGCTGATTATAGAAGCTCTAAGATGCCCTCAAGGGTCTGCAGTGCTATATGTATCGCCTACTATGGGGCAGAGTCGTCAAATCATATGGGATTTGTTGCTTGATTTGGGAAGGGATGTTATTCAAGCTAGTCACGTTAACAATCTTGATATTACGATGATTAACGGAGCAAAAATCTACGTTAGGGGTGCAGATCGTCCTGACACTTTGCGTGGAGTTTCACTTACTTATGCGGTGCTAGATGAAGTTGCCGACATCAAACCTGAAGCATGGGAGCAAGTTATTCGAGCCAGTTTGAGCGATAAAAAGGGTCGTGCGCTATTTTTGGGAACTCCAAAAGGGCGAAATTGGTTCCATGACTTGTACAAACTTGGAGAAGAAAATACTGATTCAGACTGGAAATCATGGCATTTCACTACTGCCGACAATCCGCTAATCGACCCATCAGAAATCGAGTCTGCCAAGAAAACTCTATCCACATTTGCCTTCAAACAAGAATTTATGGCATCGTTCTCCAATGCGGGGAGTGATGTTTTCAAGGAAGAATGGATTAAATATGGGGAAAGACCGAATAAGGGGTCATATTTCATCTCTGTTGACTTAGCGGGGTTTGAGGAGGTTGCCAAACAAGCGGGTAATGCCAAGAAGCGGTTGGATGAGTCTGCTATCTGTGTTGTTTATGTCACAGAGGATGGAAAGTGGTTTGTTGACAAGATTATTCACGGAAGGTGGGATATTAGAACGACTGCTGTGAACATCTTGATGGCTATTCGGGATTACAGGCCTTTGAGAATTGGGAGTGAGAGGGGGGCGCTTAAAAACGCTGTTTTGCCCTATTTGAGCGACTTGATGAGGAAAAGTAACATCTATGCCCATATTGTTGATTTAACGCATGGGAATAGGAAAAAAGCAGATAGAATTATCTGGGCATTGCAAGGAAGGTTTGAACATGGCAGAATCACGCTCAATTCAGAAGAGAATTGGGATGAGTTTGTTGACCAACTTCTAATGTTTCCCGCACAGGGGGTTCACGATGATCTGCCTGATGCGCTTAGTTATATAGACCAGCTCGCCGTTACCTCATACTTTGAGGAAGACGATACCGATGATTGGCAGCCTGTGGACATAATATCGGGGGTTTGAGCATGGAATTTCAAGAGCCAACAGAATCTGATAAAGAACTCGTAGCGTTTGTTGTTAACCATTGTGATCGTTGGAGAGACTATCGCAATACCAATTATCTGGATGACTGGTTGGAATATGAGCGCATCTTTACTGGTGAATGGGCTGCTGAAGATAAAACCCGTGATTCCGAGAGAAGCCGAATTGTCACTCCCGCTACCCAACAGGCTGTAGAAACCCGTCATGCAGAGATCATTGAGGCTATCTTTGGTCAAGGTGAGTTCTTTGACATTCAAGACGATATTCGTGATGTAAACAACAATCCATTGGATGTAGCCGCTATCAAGGCTCAACTGATGGAAGACTTCAAGATAGACAAGATTCGCAAGTCCATTGACCAGATTGAGTTGATGGCTGAAATCTATGGTACTGGCATTGGTGAAGTCATTGTTAAAACAGAGAAGATCTTTGTTCCCGCTACCCAAGCAATACCTGGTCAAGTCGGTCAAGCCGCTATTGGTGTGATTGAGAAGGACAGGATTGCAGTCAAGATTGTTCCTGTTAACCCTAAGAACTTCTTGTTTGACCCAAATGGGACTTCTATTGAAGACTGTATGGGTGTGGCTATTGAGAAGTATGTCTCTATCCACAAGATTGTTAGAGGTCAAGAAGAAGGCATCTATCGCAAGGTAGAGGTTGGTACTGATTCTGAAGACTCTGACTTAGAGCCTACTCAAGAGGTTAGCCAATACCAAGACGACAAAGTTAAGCTATTGACGTACTATGGCTTAGTTCCTAGAGAGTATCTTGACCAACTTGAGGATGAGTCAGAAGTTGAAGATTTGTTCCCTGAAGACTCTGTGCAAGACGAGTATTCCGATCTGGTAGAGGCTATTGTTGTTATTGCTAATGACAATGTGCTTCTCAAAGCAGAAAAGAACCCTTACATGATGAAAGATAGGCCAATTCTGGCTTATCAAGACGATACAGTTCCTAATCGTTTGTTGGGTCGTGGTACTGTAGAGAAGGCTTATAACTCTCAGAAGGCTATTGACGCACAGATTCGTTCACATTTGGACTCTCTGGCGCTCACTACAAGCCCTATGATGGCTATGGATGCCACTAGACTGCCTAGAGGTGCTAAGTTTGAGGTAAAGCCAGGCAAGGCAATCCTGACAAACGGCAATCCATCAGAGATTTTGTTCCCCTTCAAGTTCGGAAATACCGATTCTGGGAACATTACCACCGCCAAAGAGTTCGAGAGAATGCTACTTCAGGCTACTGGAACACTAGACTCACAAGGAATGGTATCCAATGTATCTAGGGATGCGAATCAGGGTGGTATTTCGATGGCTGTTGCCTCAATTATCAAGAAATACAAGCGTACATTGGTGAACTTCCAAGAAGATTTCTTGATACCATTTATCAATAAGGCGGCTTTCCGCTATATGCAGTTCGACCCAGAGCGTTATCCTACTGTTGACATGAAGTTCATACCGACTGCAGCTTTGGGTATCATTGCTCGTGAGCATGAACAACAACAGTTCATTTCCTTACTCCAGACACTTGGCCCTAATACACCTGTTTTGCCTGTGATTCTCAAGGGAATCATGGCTAATTCTTCTTTGTCTAACAGATATGAGTTGATTCAGATGTTGGATCAAATGGCTCAACCTGATCCACAAGCACAACAGATGCAACAAGCACAGCAAGAGTTGGCTCTACAAGCTGCACAGGCTCAGATTGCAGTTCAGACTACCCAAGCAGAGCAAAATCGTGCTGAAGCGGCTAAATTGATGACTGAAGCACAGTTAATGCCTCAAGAAGTCCAAGCCAAGACACTTGCTGCAACGACCAAGAACTTGCCTGACAATGATGCTATGGCTGAAAAAGAATTCAATAAGCGTGTCAAAATCGCAGAATTGATGCTTAAAGAAAAAGACATTGAGAATAAGTTAAAGGTTGTTGAATTGCAAAACATGGACAAGAACGAGCAAAAAGCAAAAGACACCAACTTTCTCAAGAGTTTTGTTAATCAATGATGGATATTAAGCAGATACTGCTATCAGATGCGTCAACTGATGCAAAGTTGTCTGCATTGGCAATTCTGCTTGATAAACAACTTCCTAAACTTGAAAGCCATGTCCTTGATGTAAAGAAACTTAAAGGACCACAGGGTGATCGCGGTGCTGATGGCAAGGATGGAAAAGACGGTCCTAAAGGCAAAGATGGTCGCGATGGGGTTGATGGCAAAAATGGTAAGGACGGAATTGATGGTGACGATGGAGACAATGGAGTTTCTATCGTTGGAGCAAAGATTGATTTCGATGGCTCTTTAGTTCTGACATTTTCTGACGGATCACAATTAAATGTTGGTGAAGTAGTTGGTGAGCGTGGTGCGGCAGGTTTGACAGGCGCACAAGGACCTACGGGACCGACTGGCACTACTGGTCAAACTGGACCAACAGGTGCTACTGGACAGATTGGACCTACTGGAGCTACAGGAATTCAAGGTCCGACAGGCCCTGAAGGTTTGCAAGGTATACAAGGACCAACAGGTCCACAAGGCGTTCAAGGCATACAAGGTATACAGGGTGATCAAGGTATCCAAGGCCCGACTGGAGCTGTTGGACCTACAGGTCCTACCGGAGCGACTGGTCTAACCGGTGCTACTGGACCTACTGGCTCTACTGGATTAACTGGACCAACCGGACCTACAGGAGCTACCGGCTTAACAGGGGCAACTGGTTTAACTGGTGCTACAGGTTTGACTGGTGCTACAGGTCCCACAGGAGCCACGGGTTCTACCGGACTTACTGGACCAACTGGTCCAACGGGTAATACAGGAGCAACTGGTCCTACGGGAACAAGTGGCCCAACTGGTCCTACTGGTCCACAAGGGCAAGGCATCATAATTAAAGGTGCTGTTGCTACAGTTGGCGATTTACCATCATCAGGAAATACGGCTGGTGATGCTTATATTGTTGAATCCACAGGAAATTTGTATGTTTGGAACGGAACATCTTGGACTGATGCTGGTCAGTTAGTTGGACCAACTGGACCAACGGGTGCTACAGGTCTTACTGGCGCAACTGGTCCGGCAGGTGCTGTAGGTCCAACGGGACCAACTGGCTCAACTGGTTCTACAGGCGCTATTGGTCCAACTGGCGCAACAGGTGCTACTGGTAATACGGGATTAACCGGACCAACTGGTCCAACAGGGGATGTTGGCCCTGCCGGTTCTATTGGGCCAACCGGTCCAACTGGTATGATAGGACCTACAGGAGCTATCGGTCCTACAGGTGCTACTGGAGCAACAGGATTAACCGGTCCGACTGGGCCACAAGGTAATATCGGTCCTACTGGACCACAGGGTATCCAAGGTATCCAAGGCATACAAGGTATTCAAGGGCCAACAGGTCCAACGGGTAATCAAGGTCCAACAGGTTCTACAGGGCCAACAGGTGCAATAGGACCAACAGGTGCGGCTGGCGCAGGTTTGCTTAATCTTGATGGCGGGTATCCCAACAGCGTGTACGGCGGAGTTAACCCAATAGATGCAGGTGGTGTGTAATGACAGTTCAAATTCAAATTCGCAGAGGAACAGCCGCAACATGGACTTCGGTTAACCCTTTATTAGCAGAGGGTGAGCTTGGTGTTGAGCTTGACACGGATAAGTTCAAGATTGGTGATGGCACAAGCAATTGGAATTCTTTGCCTTACGCTACTGGCCCGACAGGACCAACTGGCCCCACCGGACCCACGGGACCAACGGGAGCTGCCTCAACAGTAGTAGGTCCTACGGGTCCAACAGGAGCAACAGGACCAACAGGACCAACAGGACCCACAGGAGCAGATTCAACAGTTGCTGGTCCAACAGGTCCTACGGGAGCAACAGGTTTGACTGGGCCGACAGGTCCCACAGGTGCTACAGGACTGACAGGTGCTACTGGGCCGACTGGGGCTACAGGTCTTACAGGTCCAACAGGACCGACTGGAGATACTGGAGCGATAGGTCCAACTGGTCCTACGGGTGATACTGGTGCGGCGGGTCCGACAGGGCCAACAGGGGCAATAGGCTTGACCGGACCAACTGGGCCTACAGGAGCAACAGGTCTTACGGGCGCAGAAGGACCTACTGGGCCGACAGGTGCAACTGGTTTGACAGGACCGACAGGACCGACAGGATCCACGGGATTGACTGGTCCTACTGGACCTACGGGTCCTACTGGCCCAAGCATTACTGTTCAAGATGAAGGTTCAACACTTACTACTGCATTAACTAGTTTAAACTTCACAGGTACAGGAGTTACAGCGACAAACACGGGTGGGGCTGTTACAGTTGCCGTATCAGGTGGCGGTGGCGGTACGTCATCCCCTATTCCTAAATTACAATCTTGGTCAATTGGAGCAATGTAAATGGCACAGAATACAAACCCTATTTTTCCGCTAATCCCTGTTAACTCTTGGGTAAGTGGAACAGCCGCAACTGCAGGTACTCCCGGCCTAACAGCCAACACGACCACAGACCTGACCAGCGGAACGATCTATGGGCCGATTGAAACAGCAGGTGCGGTGGAAGGCTCACGACTTGACTTCATCAAGGTTAGGGCGTTGGGTACTAATGTGGCAACTGTTATCCGTATTTGGATTAACAATGGTTCTGCAACTGGTACTGCGGCTAACAACACTTTGTATCTTGAGCGCACTTTGTCTGCAACTACTGTATCCCAAACAGCAGAACTTCCCGACATCATCTTGCCTTTGAACATTAGTTTGGCGGCAGGGTATCGTGTGTACGCCACATTCGGCACAGCAGTAGCAGCAGGCTTTCACCTGACTGCTATCGGTGGGGATTACTAATGTTTACGGGGTTCGCATCCGAGAACACACCTGCAATACAGGTGTGGGATTTTTCTGGCACACAAACAGGGACTTCAAGGGTTAGTTTGTCTGATGATTGCGCCCCTGTTCAATATTTTAAAACTGGCAGTTCTTCAACAAACATAAATTTGTATTTGCCTTCTTGTCCAATTGAAGGAAAGCAAATTAGAATTATTAACGCATCATTTGCAGCAAATAATCAACGAATATCAATTCGTTCTTCAGATTTAAACGGGCAGGGTACTAACGCAAGTATTTATACAATAGGTCAAGGGCAAACACTTGATCTTTGTTATTCAAAATCGTTTATTTCTTTTGGATCTACTTCCGGAAGTTTGGCAAGTGGATGGATTTCAACAAACCAAGCCCCTATTGTTGCTGGAAATTATAGCTCAGTAGTTATTGGTGGAATTAATAATTCCGCAACTGGGAATCGTGCCGCTGTTGTTAGTGGCGCTGATAATATTGCTCAAGGTTCTTTTTCTTTTATTGGCTCTGGTGATGGTAATAATGTAAGTGGTTTTTATGCTTCTATTGTAGGAGGCCAATATAATACAAACGGAGCGGACTATTCATTCGTCGGTGGAGGCCAGAGTAACAATACTTCACAATCTTATTCGTCTGTGGTTGGTGGTCAGGTAAATACTGTATCTCAACAACATTCTTTTATTGGTGGAGGGTTTACAAACACTGTGACAGCTACTCACGGCGCTATCGCAGGGGGCGC